CCACCTCCCTGCTGCTGCGTCGTCGAGTAGTGCCTGTCATCCGTAAGGGTTGCCGGGGTGGCGACATAGACGATGTGGTCGATGTGGACCCTGCTCGCCTGTGTCGATATTGTGAGCGTGCCGTCCTGGCCCACGATGATGATGCCTGTTCCGTCCTGGCTGTTGAGGGGGTATTGCAGCGGCACCGACGGTCTCGGCAGGCCGATGGCAACCGCGCCGTTGATGCCGGTCTGCGCGTCGTTGAAAAGGTTGCCGTAGAGCTGGACCACGCCGCCCACCTGCCTGTAGCGCACGGAACCAAGGCCGGCGAATGTTACCGTAGCCTCCACGGTGCCCGAATCCACCTGCCTCGACGCGTTGGCGATGCGCTCGCCGAGATTCCACGCGCCAGGACCGATTGCGAGACGGTAGCTGTCGCCCGCCGACACGAGCGACGGGGCGAGGTAGTCGTTCTTATACACGTGCGCCGAGCCGGAACCGCCCTGCACGCTTACCTGCCTGTCGCCTTCGGCGTCATACGACGTGACCCTCGTGAATTTGATCCTCGGGTTGCTGCCGGCATACTGCGTGGCCGCCATAGGCCTCACAGGGAGCATCTCGCCGTCGTAGTGGCACCAGCCGCCGGTCATCGAAATCCTGCCGCCTGTGGCTGTCACCTCGCACCCGGAGACGATGAGGTCGGTCCTGCCAAGCCCGAGACCGTCGATGGCCGCGGCGACAACCTCCACTAAGCCGCCCTGCATGTATTCAAGGTCGTGCATCCAGAATGGGGTGCGGCTGTCTGGTGTAATGATTAGCTTCTTCATAGAGCATTTAGTTTTGTGTTATTGGACAGCTTGCCACATCATAGACCACGCTGCCCGGCGTCATGTCCGGGCAGTCGGACTGAAGCCCGCTGTGCAGGCTATATACATAGCTGATGAACGCCGCGAGGCGTGCCTCATAGTCAGCGTCTGAAAGCCGCGCGAAAGCATTGTCGTCCAGCTGTTCGAAAGGCCTGCTTGCCGGAGGCCTGAACTCGGCTGTGATGTTGTACGTGCTGACTGTGTTACCCTTGGTGACTGTCAGTATCTTCTTACGTGCGTAACCGTTGTTTTGATATGCCATAATATTTGATTTTAGTTAGATTTTATTGTCGGTTTATCTTTACACACACAGGATTGATCCATGCGTACAAGTATGGTGACGACTCATACTGGACACACACAGGATTGCTCCACCCATACGAATAGCCCGGGACCTGCACGCACACCGGGCCGTCCCACGAATATGCGAACGTCTCCGCAGCCGGCTGCTCGACCAGCTGGCAGACGTGGTTTGTCCACGCGAAGCTGTACGTCTCAACGACAATGCCGTCATACACTATGCCGTAGAATTTCCCTGCAAGTTTGTACTCGTCTATCACCGCGCGTAGGCTGTCCTCGTCAACCTCGCCGTACAGCTCCTGCGTCAGGTGGACGATGAAGTCATCCTGCGCCACCGCGCCCAAACCCACCGACGGCACAATCACCGCCGGCGGCACGCCGCCGTCGCACGGCACCCAGACCTGGTAGTTGGCAAGCTCGCCCTCGGCGTCGTACGGCACAGGCACCTCCTCGATGTACGTGCCGTCGGTGATGTGGCAGCCGTCGTCGTCGCAGAAGTCACGAACCACCTGCGACAGGCTGTACACCTGACCGGTGTGCGCCAATCTGTACTCCTTTCCCTGCCGGTACGCCGTGAACAGCGCGTGGACGTAAGCCACAGGCGCGAGCACGCAGCCCATGAAGCCGAGAAGGTTCGGCTTGCGCATCGCCGTCGGCACAAGCGACAGCATCCGTCCGATCGTCAGTGAATACCTACTCATAGTTGACGGTGATGCTTGAAAGGTTGATGTGTCCGGCTATCGCCGTGTAGTTCTGCCCAGCCAGCTCGGTGACGGTGCTGCTGCTGTCGTGAGCCGTGAAGGTGCATGCGCCCAGCGTCACGTCGGATATTCCGGCTACCGACTGCAAGGCGTCGATGAGTTTCGTCTTGTTGAACACGCCGCCGTATCTTATGCCGTCTAAATACGACACCACGGCCGCCCCGATCGTCTCGTCATCCTCCTCCGGCATGACGAGCCTGTCGCGCCACACGTTGACGGTCAGCGAGAGGTCGTCGCTCTGGATGCTCGATATGTTGAGATGAACGCCCGCGAACTTCAGCGCGTTCATGTACGACGTGAAGCCCGACAGCTGCCCGGCCGTCAAAGGCTCGTAGTCCTCGCCCGACACCTTCACCAGTACAGTGTTGAACTGCTCCACCACCGCCGCGAACTTGACAATCTGGCTCGACTCGTCAACGCTCTCATACCTGCCGTGCGCGTTGAAGTATATGTTAGCCGCGCTGTCGTGCTGGTATTCCAACGCGCGGTTGTACAGCCACGACACGGAACCCGGATACGCCGCCGCGATGCGGCCATCCACGTCGGTCTTGAACTGGTCGAACATCCTCTCCATGATGCCGTGCCCCACGGCGACGATGTAGATGATGAGGTTCAGCACGCTCACCGCGCTCACCTGCGCGTCCCAGCTCTTCGTGGTGTCGAGCGACAGACGCTGCACGAGGTTCGCGTCAGCCATTATGCCGTCCGTCATCGACTTCTTTATCTCAGATATTGTTCTCATATTTCAACGTTTATCTCCGTGTTTGTCATGTCTATTGTCTTAGCCTTCAGGAGTCCTTTGTTTAGGCTCTCCCGTATTTCATTTTTCCAGACCGGGTTTATGTTTCCGCCGAGCATCCTCGACGCGCCGAAACCCATTGTCGGTATTTCCTTTATTTCGCCGTAGTGTGCTGTGATTATCGCCTCGGCGGTCTGTCCGTCGATGTCACCTATAGTGAAGTCCATGCCGGTGAACATCATGTCGTTGTTGTTGTCAAGCAGCAGTCCTTTCATGGCATTATGATATTGTTCCTGGTCCAGATGTTGAGCCAGTTTGGGCGGTTGCTGTGCCTGTTGTTGTGACAGGTATTCCAGCGTTCACCGTCGCGGTTTTTATATATGTCTCCATCAATTTGGCGAAGCCTTCAGCAAAGTCATCAGATGTCTTTTTCCCAGATGGGTCTTTCATCTGGTTCATCAGATTTTTAAGTCCTGTTTTAAAAGTATCAGTGTCTAACATAACAGTTTATTAATGTTGGTTTTTACTTCCGTAATGCTTTGCACCGTGTTTGTTGCAAACGCACCAGTTCCGGCAGGGGTGGCGATGACCGCAGTCGTGAGTGCTGTGAGAAGTTTGTCAAGCTGCTCTTTCAGGCTGACACCTCCGTTTCTCATTTCGAGTTTGCCCCCTGAGACAGTGATTTCGAGGTTCTTGCCGTCCTTGTATTTCACCGTCCCATCCTCGATTGACATTGTCGTTTTCTCATTGTTGAACCACATTTCCACTCGTTGCATTTCAGAGAACATGGCGACAAAAGCATCCGTGTTGCTGAGCATGGCGACGATGACGAAACTCCCGTCTTTGGGGGTGACTGTCACACCTGCCTTTTCATTGTAGGCGTTGAGCCTTACTTTCTTAATGGTCGCACCTTCGAGCGGCTGGACATCGCAGTAGTTTCCAGAGACGCTTCCTTCAATCACGTTGCCAATCACGAAAGAGTTGTCACCGAGTATGAAGTTTTCACCCAGAATCTTCTGCAAGGCTTTTCTTATCTCATCTTTAGCGTCCATATCCTTAATGTATTTCAGTTCCCAGGTTTATTGTCTGCCGGTAGCCGCGCGTCAGCACGCCGAAAGAATAAGTTACCGAATCAACGTTGAATTTTTTTCCGTCCCTTTCTGGATGCAGTTCATCTTTAATCAGCACTGCATTTCCACAGCGCACGAACGGCACTCCGAAAGCGGTTATTGAGCCTTCCATCCTGTCAACTTTGAATTCCTTGATTTTCTCCTGTGCATACTCACGGAGTTTTGACTCGTCCGACGCGTCAGGGAAAAAGAAAGTCCTCATCTCATAATCGCTGTTCCTTGTCTTTGCTATTTCAGGTTCTGTCACCGATAGGCTTTTATTGTCCTTGGTGATGCACTTGGCGATGACCGCAACTTTCGTGTCTTCCGCGAGCGTGTATTTAAGGTTGTCTGAAATCATGTTGCGTCCGTATGTGAAAGTGACAGTTCTTGAACTTGCCAGTTCCGTGGAAGGCATGAGTCCGTAAAGTCTGCCGTCCGAGAAGAACAGCTTTATGCCGTATGTCTTGCGGAGATATTCAAAGACTTTCGCGACCGTGACTTCACCGCTGATTCTCAACTCGCCAAGCTCGATGTCCGCCACTGTCATGTCCTTGATTTCCGGCAGATGTTCACTTATGAATTTCTTAAGGCTGAATTTCTCATAATGGAGGTTGCTGACGGTCTTCTGCTTGAGCAGCCAAGCCTCGTCCTCACATTCGACTGTTATCGGTCGGCCTGTTGAAACCTTGCTCACATAGCCTTTGAACACTGTTTGAACGCCTGAATCCTCATAGCCGAGAGCGATAGTGACGCTGTCGCCGCGACGTATGTAAGCGGTGATGTCCTTCCCCTCGAACTTGAGGTTTCTCGGAATGGTTATTTTCGCCGTGCCTGTAAGGTTCTTGGTGGATGTCACCACGTCAACCTGTGACACATAGCCGAACTTTATCACTCTTTCGCCTGATATTTCTATTTCAGATTTAAGCACCAACATAATTCTAAAATTTGTCTTCCACAAGGAAACTGTGATCGATGTCGCTCATAAAACTCAAGGTGAACGGCATGATGTTGAAATGTTTTATCTGCCGCTGGTCAAAGCTGCCGCGCGTGAACACAATCTTCGTCACACCGAAAATGTCGTTGAGATATACACTGGTGACATTTATTGGCTCGTTTGGTGTCAGGATGTCGTTCAGTGTCTTCAAACCGTCAACCGGGAATCCGTATTGATTGTCGGTGATGATGTTGCCTGATATGTCGATATTGTAGTCACCTTCCTGGATCAATTCCTTTATCGAGCCGGACACGCCGACAAGTGACTGCGAATGGATGACCTTGTTTTTCACGACGTTGACTTTCGCATCATAGAAGGTCATCACATTGGTCCCGACAGCCAGAATTATATCATTGCACACCGGCTCGCTCTTGCCGATATATGGCGAATAATTGACGGTGTTGGCGAGTCTGCCGCGAGGGTCTGTAAGGATGGCGGCGTATCGCTGCGCCTGTACAGGGTCGCTCATGGCGACTTTATAAATGTCTTCTTGCGCCTTGAAACTGCCAATTGTCACACCGATCTGGGCGGCTTTGTTCAATGCGTTGACAGCGACCGCCCTCGCTGTGTCAACGTTGATTCTTATTACTGTCATGATGCGGCATAGTTTACGTCATTCACAACATTCTGCAAGGCACTCGACAGCTTGTCCATGAATCCGGCTGCCGTCTCAGGATTGTCGTCCGAACTGGAGAAGTTGTTGATGACCTCCTTCACAAGTCCGTCGTTGATGGTTATATAGAAATTCTTGATCTGCCGTCCGCCACCTGAAATGGAATCGGCGACTGTTTCGGCAGCGTTTGTGAGCGAGGTCGGGTTGCCATTTCCAGAGCCGTTCCCAGAGCCTTCACCACTTCCATTTCCGCCGTTGCTTGAGCCTCCGCCGTTGGATTCAGCACCGAGCACCCCATCCATGAGCTTGTTGAAAACTTCCATCTTGGCTCTGATTTCATCCGACTTCTTCTGCGCTTTCTCCAATCTGTTTTTATCAAAGACATACGTGTACGACTCCAATGATTTCTTGTTTGAATACAATTCAGCGGCGCGTGCCTTCTGGTCGTCAGGCAATGGCTTCCATTGGCGTTCGATACCGCCGTCACCGTCATAATAAGGGTCAACATAATCCCGGTATATTCCACCTTTCCCGTCAAGTTTCCAGTCTCTGTCAAGACCCATCGAACTCATGAAGTCTGCAATTTGGGCGTTGACTTCCTTGATTTGTTCTTTTGCCATGATACTGTTCTGATATTTCAAAACATCATTCATAGCTTCCTGGTCTTCTTTCTGAAGATCATCTATGACGCTTTGGTAATACGCCTTTCTTGTCTTTTTGTCGTATTCCTCGTTAACACCTTCCAGTTCTTTCCGTATGTCCTCGACTGATGATTTCTCAAGGTCAAGGTTCTTGAGGAAGTCAGGATATTTGCTGTTGATCTGGTCAATCAGGGTCTTCCTTATCTCCTCATTGTCATTGTTGGCAATAAGTGACTCCACCAGAAGGTTCATTTCTGCTTTCTCACGTGCAATCTTCTGTTCAGCCGGGATTTCCACCCACGACTTCGCGTTGTCAACCATGCGGCTGCCCATTTCAATAAGCCTGCGGACAGTTGGCTGCAAACGTTCACCCATCGCCACCTTCAGCTGATATACGCCGTCTTCGAGGTTCGCTATCTTACCTGCCGTGGTTTCCGCCTGTGTCGCCATCATGCCGAAGTAGCCCTTTGACTTCATGATCTTCGGCAGGGCGGCGAGAAGCTCGTCCGTCGAAGCGAGAAGCTCGCCCGACTTGCTCACGCCTTTCCCGGTTGCGGCTGTCCAGTCGTCAACGGTTATCATAAGGTCGCGGAACATGTCAACGGCAATGCCTTTCTGACCTGAGGCCATCTTCGCAAAAGCGTTGAGAGCCTGTTCCATCGGCTTGCCTGATGCGGCGGCGAGGTCGCCGAGCATCTTGACGTTGTCTTCGCTGTAACGTCCGAGTGCCTGAAGTTTGTTCCCTGCTTCAATGACCTGCGGCAGGTCGAATGGCGTCTCCGCAGCGATTGCGAAGTACTCCTTCATCCTGTCACGCGCAGCCTCCGTCGTGCCGAGCATGTTTTTCAAGGCGGATTCATACTTCTCAATCTCATTCGCCGAATTGAGTGAGTCCTTGCCGATGTCGAAGGCTTTCCTTGCGGCCATGCCGACTGCCGCCGCTATTGCGCCCCCTTTCAACATGGACGGGTTGATGCCTGTCATTTCGGAAAGTCCGCCGAACACCCCGGAACTCTTGCCCCCGAATTCGCCGGTACTGTCCTGGAGTTCCTTGATTTTGCGCTTCGTCGCGTCAATCAGCTGACCGTATTTCCTTATGTGGTCGGTCCTGAACGACTCCTCCTGCAAACGCTCATACCTCTTGAGGTCGTCGCGCAGCTGCTTCATGGACTTGTCAAGGTTGGCAACCCTTGACCGAGCCTTGTCAGCGGAGCCGCCGAGTTTGCCAAGATTGTCGCCTCCGACCGTCTTCAGCTTCAAAATCCATTCAACTATGTTGTTCATTTCCTACCGTTCAAAAATTTCTAAATTATAACCTGATGTTCAGATTTTTCCCGGCTTCGGACAAATCCAATGTCCATATAAGCCTCAACAAGTTCCCGGTCTGTCATCGAGTCAAGCACGTCGGGAGTGTACTTCAGGTAAAATCTCACGTATGCCTTCATCATCCTTGTCAGATAGCAAAGGGTTTTGTGGATGTCCCTCCTCTCACTCAGACCGGGTCTTTCAATCCTGCTGAGGTCTAAAGTTCCTTTAGGCTTCCTGCGACAATGTCGAAAATCAAATCTATGTTGTCGAACAGTCCGAGAAGGTATCTGTCCTGCTCCATGATTTCAGGGTCGCCGTCAACCCAGCAGTTTTTGACAATAGCCTGGTTGAATTTTATTGTTGACCCCATTGATACTGTGCGGCACGCATCAATGACCTGCAATGACGGAGTCTTAAGCACGCAGCTCTTTCCGTCTTCAGTATTGTAAACAAACAGCTTTCCGTGCTGCGCCTTGAGTGACTTGATTTTTTCTTCTGTGAGTTCCATACTACTTTCTGATGATGTGGCTAATGATGAGTTTAAGTGTCTGTTCATTCTTGGTGTCGCCCTGTTTGAGTCCAGTCCTGTCCTCAAGGAACTGGCAGTTCATCAAAGTATCATTCTTGACGACCTGACCGTTCACAGGAAGATATGACACCGTGATTGGGAATGGCGCAATATCCATGAGACGGCCAGTCGGCGACCCTGCTCTGATGGCTTCTATCTCACTGCGCAGGAGTGTGATGTCACCGTCAGCCTTTATGTTGCCGTAGCCTCTTGCGACAGGCTGGCAGCCAACGCCGTAGATGTCCTCCATTTCCTGTTCATCGCCATAGTTTATTCCCGTTATTCCCACCACAGGTTTCCCGTTAATCAAGGTCGCAATGCTCGCCCAGCTGTGCTCAACGCCGTTAACCATTGGTATTGTTGGTAATCCGTTCATGATTCAATGTTTTTAAGATAATGATGTTGTGTATCCGATTTTGACATTAACCTTTCTCATCACCCCGACAGCCACGTTCTTGATGACTATCTCAACCTGTGAAGTCGAAAGGACATTCTGATCCGGGTCGATTTCGGCGCTGTAGCCTGAAAGTTCACCGGCTTTTTCCATAGCGTCGAGAGCCATGCCAGCCACGGTTTCAAGATAGCTCACGGTCTGTTGCTCAAGTTTGCCCGACTCAGCGTCAACTTTCAGAGGCATGCCGAGTTTCGGTGTGATGTATGTGTTGACCCCTCGCACGGCTTTGTCCATCGTCCTTTCGCTCTCAATGGTGCAATAGTCGGATGTGGCGAGGTCAAGCGTCCATGAATCGTTGAAGTACGATCCGGCGAGACCTGGATATGTGCGCAGGAAAATGTATTGTGACGTGTCAAGACTTTCAATGACTGCCGTATCAACGGTGTTGAAGAGCGTGCCGTCGCTGAATGCCGGGACTGATACACCCGAAGGGAATTTCTCAACCCACGAAATACTTTCATGCACAGCAGCAAGGCTGACCGATGCGAGAAGTATGCCGATGGCTGTCACGCTGTTTTTAGGCGTGGTGTTGTCTGCGTCTGTATATAGGGCAGCGGCAGTTCCTGCGCCGTCCTGTGCTATGACCAGACTGACATTTTTCTGTCCTGTCACCGCCACCGCAGCCGGAAGACTGGTGATTGCAGTTATTTTCGGGGCGTACAGTATTGAACATGGTGTGCCGACACCCTCGAAATATGTACCGATTCCCTGAAGTGTCGTAACTTCGGCTGCGGCGAATTCCTTTGTCGGCGCGAATACGCCAATCTGTCTGAGCTTGCCGGATGCAAACACCTGCAATGACTTGAGCTCTGCAAATGTCATGGTCGTGACCACCGCTGTCGATATGCCTACATAGAGGGAAATTGCCGGGTTGATGCGGAAAATCTCTGACAGGTGGTAGTGGAGAGCCTTGATGAACCAGCTCGCGTTGTTTGCCGTGATTCCGGCTGCTTCCGCCGCCTCGATTGTCGAAATCGCCTTGAACTGCGATGTCGCGGAGAATCCCGAAGGATAAACGTCAAAACCGTAGCACATGAGACCGGAAATATGGTCTTCACCAGGAAGTGACTTCGGAACACCGCCGTTTTGTCTTTGAATTGTTACTTTATTCATTTTTGTTGTCTTTTGTTTTGCGTCTGACATTGGTGACCCTTGTGTCGTTGAGTGTCCTTGATACTTCCAAGGCTTCTTCCTCTGTTGTGAAGACCCTGCCGTTTGATGTCACGAACACCTCCTTCAGATTCGGTCCGCCAGTTTGCAGCGTGTCTTCTCCAATCTTTTTCAGCACCGTGTCGCCAATGCTTACGCGGTCTTTTGTCTTTGCCATATCATATTTTTAAAAACCGTTTGAACGTTATTAGAACAGCCAGGGCCGCCGCTATCGCGAGGAACAGACGGCCGAGCCGGATCTGTGTTGCCTGCCACCACGTGAGCGGCTTTTCAGTCTCGACGTATTCGACACTCCGCTCCATGCGCTCTATTGTCTGCTCGCGCATCTTCAGCAGCAGCTCAAGGCTGTCAGTGTTGCATCCAACCTCCATGAGCGAGCGTGAGTCCGTCGGTGTCAGTCTGACCACTGTCATCGTGGTGCTTCTTCCGTTCACCGCTTCGAGCTGGTCAAGGAGTACGTTGCCCATGCTGTCGCATTCGAGCCACGCCCTCAGCCATGCGGAGTCAGCCGGTATGGTGACGACGCTGTCGCGCCATCTCTCCACCACCACCGTGCTGTCACTCCTTAGCGGCGTCAGCGTCCTGCTGCTTCTGCAACTCGTTGCGCACAGGGCAATTACTGCGATACTCACAGTCATTGACCTTGTCAACAGCCTTGCGTAATTTCGTGACCTCACGTTTAAGCCCTCCCATTTCGGTTTGCAAAGGTTTCGCTATGCTTTCCTTGAACTCGTTGACGTAGGTCTTAGCGAGTTCCATTTCCTTCTGCTTG